TGACGCGGTCAAGTGCAGCACGTACCGCCACACTCATATCGATAACCTGCGTGTAGCTGGTCGAGTAGCAATTCACCTCGATATTCGCCGTGTCCATCTTAGACGGCTCGCGCTTGGTGTCGCTCGGCTCGTTGTTGCTGATATTGTAGACGACATAAGGCAGCGGCGCATCTTGTTGGGCCACTTCCGGATATATCCGCGTGCCTACAATTGCCGTGAGGTCTGTGCTGTTATCCAGCAAATAAAAGATTGCTTTTCCTACTGTCATCGCATGTATCGTTCAAATTCTTTTCTCAGTCCGTCGTATAGCTTCTTTCTCATTGCCGGTTGCTTCTTCTTCTTCGCCTTTTCAAAGACGTGGTAATTGTGTCCGCTGCGGTTCTTACCTCCAAACGCGTCGGCGTAGTCGCCTTCCTCAACGATGTGCGCAAACCATGCATCGTGCCCTTTGCGAACGTTGTTAAAAGAACGCGGCCCTCCTAATATCGTTGCCCTGTTTTTATTGGGGTTCCATGTACCCACGGAATTGCGAAGTGTTCCGGGTTGAATTGGGTCACGGCCCGGCACGTTAATGACTTCTTTCGCGTCCTTAATCCTGCCCGGTCGCCGTAGATAGCGCACGTAAATTTGTACTACTTGGCGGTTCAGTTTTTTCATCTGCGCCATGTCCTTCTTGTTGAATTCAATGGCCCTGTCGATGCGCTTTAGCACCATCTCCAGCCCGTCAACATTTGCCGTTTGTAATGCCATTATTCGCCGCGTAAAGTAGTTACAATTCGCAAACCTTCAGCCCTTCCAATTTCTTGCAAGGCTTCAATTTGGTAGTAGTTGCCGTCATAGTTTACACGGTCGGTTGGAATTACGCCGCTAGTTGTTGTGCTGTATCGAATGATAAAGCTAACGGGTTGTTTCGTTAGAATCTGATCGCTTTGGATTGACTCCGTACCGCTGCCGAACTTGTAAGAAATCTCCGCCCATACCGTTGCGTATGTGCCCCAAGATTCTGCACGTTCGCCATATGTGTTCGTGGTTAACGTAGCGCGCTCGATTACGATGCGCCTATCCATTTTGCCGAATCTCATACGCTGGTGATGATTCGGTATGGCGAAAGTATCGCGTGCATACCCATTGGAATTTCACGCGGAACGCCGCCGCCGCTTGTAACCTCCTGCCGGTTTTCGTAAAGGTGTCCGACCATTAAACGGATCGCCGTTATAATTGGATTTGGTATTGCTGCCTCTGGATAACCCACCACCATATTGACTTGCACCGCGTTAAAAGTGTCGTCATATAAATCCGGCACGCTGTCGAATGTTATCCGCGTGGCCTTCGTCTTAATGTCAAACCAGTATTTGGTTGTCGCCAACGTTTGCGACGCGTTCGCCGTGTCCAAATACGTTACGCTAGTGATGGACTGCACCGGGCCAATTGGAAACCGCGCGTTATAAAAATAGTCCATATAACCCACGGCTGCAACGTCGCCAAGTCGCGTGTTACAATAGTCCTCGACCCATGCAATTGCTGCGTCCCTGTACGCTTCAATCAATGTGTCTTCATCGCTGGAATCAACGCGCAGGTGTTCCTTTAATTGGGCGACGGTAATAACGCCGTCAAAGTCCGGCGCTCCCGTTATTTCAATGGTCATCATGTCGCTAAAATACGGACAAAAAAAAAGGGAGAGCGTAAGCCCTCCCCTTTCCAATCATCACCAAAGAAATTAGGCGGTCAGATGCTTCGCAATAGACAAGGCACCCGGCTGACGCAAATCGAAATCAAAGAATCGATTCACGTGCAACTTAATTTGACCATTGGCGGCGGCCGTAAATGGGTCAATTTGTAGGTCTAGCGCTCCAAAGTACGCAAGTATTGCGCCCTGTGTGAAGTTTCCAAATACCATAGAACCAGCGGCGGCGGTTGTGCCGTCCTCTAAGAAACCATTAACCAAATATGGTGTAGCCACCGCATTGTATTGGTTAAATCGTCCGTTATCCCACAAAGGTGTGACGCCTGAAACTTGAGCCAATACTTTCGAAAGGCCGTAAGCACCGGGAGACATTACGTAATTAGCGCCTGCAAGGTTTGCACCTGCTGCTAATGCGTCTTCCTCCATCTTGTTAACGATTACAGTCGTCAAAGGTAAATCTGTAACGCTTGACTCATTTACCGCACTCGATGCCATAATAGCGTCAAAAGCATAATCATCAATGTAAGCATTCATGGCGGCGGCCAACTCGTTCGAGATTAAAAAATCGACCTCGCTTCCTCCCTGTAAAATTAACTGCTTTGAATATGTTGTATTCGCGGCAACTCTTTGGGGAGTTAAGCTAATTTGGTCGAGTTCCAAAGTCGATGCAGAATCTGCGCCAACCTCCATATTCGGGTCGCTTGGTGCAGTTCCGATAGCTTTGTTGCTTACCCGTGGCATTTGGATGTTACCCGTAGCGTTACGGATAACGGTTGTGCCAAGTTGCTCCAATACAGTCGGTGCGCGTAGTGCCTCAATCGCAGCAGGGACGACAGTTGGAACGAATCCCGAACCATCACCGGTTGGAGTCGCTTGGAAATTGTCAGCAGAACCTGCACGCAAAGCGATGGAAGGAATTGCGATTTGACCGGCAGACTGCAAGCCTTGTGAGCGCATTTCCTTTGCTGCTTCATTAGCCCATTCTGCTTCTGCACCCTCTAGGCTGCGACCGTTAGAAACGGCTGCAATTGCACGGGACAAAGAGAAAGAACCATTGACGCGCTCAACTTCGCGCTTTTCAGATGTGCCGGCAGAACCAGTTTGCGCCATGCGGGCAACCATCTGCTGTTCACGCTCTTTGTGCTTAATCTTGCTGTCAAGGTCAATAATCAAACCGTCCAACTTATCGCATCGCTCCTGCTCTGCTTCAGTTAATACGCGCCCTTCTGAATCGGCCTTTTGACCAACGGCAACGAATTCCTCATAATGTGCGGAACGTGTGCCTTTTAAATCGTTTAAAGTCATTTTTGTAAAATTGTTAGGTGCTAAGTTACGCACCTCGGTTTTTATAGTTTCAGGTTCTTGCCGTACTTCTGGCGTTTCCTGTTCGGGTTTCAATTCCTCCGCTTCCTCTTTCGCCGTCGCCATGTTTCGCGCTGATACGGTTGTCGTCGCGTAGGCTGGATAGGTGACCGGGCTAACGTCTAAAAGTTTGCCCATACGTTGCACGGTTCGCGTGCTACGGTCTTCGCTCCATTGTTCATCTGTAATTGTAAACGCAAACGAACTTTGTGAAATGTCGCCGCGCTTTATCAGTTTGTAAAGGTCGCGACCGTCCTGCGTGTCTGCAAGTGCGGCCCTGTACTTCAAACCGCTTTCGTCAACGCTCAATTCTAGCGTGCCGTTCGTTGTTCGTGCCATCGGTGCGCCTTCGTGGTTTAGCAACAACCGTACATCGTCCTCCAAAACGTCGTCGAATGCGCCGCGCGCAATTGTCTCGCGGAAATATCCAAGGTCGGTTTCTGTGTCGAAGTTGGCTGCATAGCCCTCAATCACTAGTGAATCATCACCGGCGGCGCGAACTTCGCTCGTTCGCAACTCGACGTTGTCGCCGTATTGCTTGCGTAATTCTTCTACGCGTTCATTTTCTTTATTCTCCATTTTTATCGGGTTCTGATACCTTGTCGCTGTAAGCTTGTAGGCTTGACAAAGCAATCGTGTTGACTTGAATACTGTGTGCATCGCCTCCAGTTGTGGGGTTCATGCCCTCTTTTTCTCTCACCTCGTTTATACTCACGACACCGCTGGACAAGAGTTTTTGATAAAAGTCCGCACGGCTCTGCATGTCGCCCCTGTACAAGTCGTTCAAATTAAACTTCGCGTATAGCTGTGGCCGTTCACGGTCTTGAATCAGTTTGCGGTCAATCTCCTGTTCAATTCGCTTCGTCCACGGGCTGACCGTATGCCGTGCAAACTGTAGATTTTGCTGCTCGACGTTGTTGTAAGTTGTTTGGCTTTCCAACTGTACCAATGTAGGCGGCACGCTAAAAATGCGGCAAATTTCTTCTGCTTGGAATTTACGCGTTTGGATAAACTGCGCTTCGTCCGGGCTGATGCTGATTCGCGAATACTTAAAACCGAATGGCAGCAACTTCGTGCCGGCCTGCTGTGCCGCTTTGTTCCAACTGCCTTGAATCACGTCCATCTGCTCTTTTTTCAAAGGCTGATCGCTCGAAAGTATGCCGGTCATCTGTCCGCCGCTGCCAAAGTATTCCGCGCCAAAGTTCTCGGCGGCTTTCGCTAGTCCCAAGTTCTCCCGGTGCAATCGGATCGGCGACTTTCTTTGAAGGTTGGAAATCTCCAGCATATTTTCAGGCTGAACAATACCTACGCCGCGAACGCTATACACGAAAGTGCCGTTAACCGGCTTGCGGTCTACGTCCCAAACGTCAAGGCCGATTAACTGCGTGGCATAGCCTCGGCTGTCGCGCTCAATTAGTGCGTACCCTACACCGTTCAAAACCGCGTTTGAAATAATGGTTTCCCAAAATTCAAATGCTGTTTGGTAGTCGTTGGGCTTGTATTTGATAAGGTCAAAAGCCGGATGCGCGTATGCCGGGTTCACTTCACGGCCTTCACGCTCGAAAACGTCAAGCCCAAGTGAAGCAATGGAAGACGCTATGCGATACGTGCAAGCGTAAACCGTGGCAATGGTCATCGCCGTATTTTCGTTGATGTTCGCGCCGCTGGTTGTCGTGCCGTAGATACCCAAATCGTTGGGTAAGCTTTGGCTGTCGTATTTGCCCACTCGGTAACGAAGTAGGGCGCTTAATCTGTCGCGAAGTGTTGCCATATGGTGTGCAAATTACGAAAGGGAAATTATATCAAAAATTGGTTCACTCGCGCCGTTGGTTTTATGGTGCGCATATTCGTTCATTGCTATGATGGAAGCAATCACGCCGTCGACTTTTTTAGCTTCATTGCGTTCTTTGGTGACTCGCTTGTTTTCGTTCACGTCGGTGTAGATAACAGCGCACCCCATTTGCCATCTAAGCACCTCATTTGCGCCGTGGACTATGTTGCCTTTCATCATCTGCATCTCAAATTCCTTGGTCGGCCCGTTCATAGTAGTAATATTCTGCGCCATTGGGTGCATTTCTATGTCATCCTGCACCAATTCGCTCACGATATAGGTGCTAAAACGTGGATCATATCCGATACTGCGCACATCATATTTGGCGCATTGATCGGTTATATGGTTCTTGACAATGCGGAAATCAGTCACGTTGCCCGGTGTAATTGTCAAATGTCCGTCTTTGGCGTATCGCATATAGTCAATTCCTGCGCTTAATTTCTTGCTGTTGGCCTTTTCCTCGTTGACGAATTGGTGCAGAATTAGATAAAAGCAATCGTGTTCGTCGTCACGAAAGAGCAGCGAAAAGGCGGTTAAATCCTGCGTAGATGCCAAGTCTAAGCCCCCAAATGCAGGTAAATTGGGCAATCGCTCCCACGGTATCGGATCAGAACCGCGCATAAAAATGTCGTCAGGAATCCACGCGTGTTCTGCGCTAGTCCAAATGTTGAGGTTGAGCCGTAGAAACGTGTTCAAATAGCTTGGAATGGTCTGCGCTTTCTTGCTTTCCTGCTCGAAATATGCTTTTGTGCATATCGTTCCATATCCGGGGTTCGCTTTCTTCCACGTTTCTTCCTGCGTCCAGTCGTCTTCCTCATCGGCTGCGTACAAAACCGGCAAAAATGTTTCGTCTTTTATAATTCCATTTTTGACTTTCTCGGCATATTCGTGTACTTCCCAGCATATGGAATTCCGGTCATGGCCTGCTGTTGTCAGCGCTATAATTATCGGCTGCGTCCGTGAACCTGTACTCGTCACCAGAACGTCATACAAATCGCGATGGCTTTGCGTATGAAGCTCATCGAAGATTACTGCGTGGCAGTTGAATCCGTGTTTGGTGCTGGCTTCTGCGCTGATGGACTTGTAGAAACTGCTTTTGTACTCGATGGAATTACGCAAAACTTTACCTCGGTTTGCAAGGTGCTTGTTGTTGTATACCATCTCCTGCGCGATACTGAAAACGATGTTGGCTTGGTTGCGGTCGCCTGCCGCAGAGATAACTTCTGCACCCGGTTCACCATCCGCGAAAAGCATATAAAGAGCAATCGCAGCAGATAGGTTCGATTTGCCATTTTTCCTAGGAATTTCAA